CTATTTTAGGGCGATTTCCAGCCATTCTGCTCCGCGCACATCATGATAAATAGCAGTCATTTTGGCGGATTTATGGCCTAGTAACAGCTGGGTGTTAATGCCTTGTTCCGAGTAAAGTCGTTCCGATAATGATCTTTGCTCGTGAAAAGTCGGCGGGTCTTTTCCTTCCCATGTCATTGAAGTTAGTTCACGCGCTCGCTGAAAGCCTCGGCTGATGGTGTTCTGATGCACGGGGTCGCCGGGGGAGTGTTTGGCATTGTTATTATCATGATGGATCAAGCGCTTTGACAGCACGCCACCTTTCCGGCAGTTGGCAATCGCATCACCCAGGCTGAGGTTTAACCGGTCCAGTTTCAGTTCCAGCGGGATCCTCAGCAGGGCGCCGGTTTTTTGCTGAACGATGTGGAAAAAATCACCCTCAACATATGGGTAGGGTTTTATTGGGTGCGGTTGGCGTTGTTTGTAGGCCAAGTAAGCAGCGTCCCAGTCAGCGCCTTTTTTAAATTGCGCCAGGCTGATGTCTTCGAGCCGTTGAGCGGTTAATAATGCCAATAACATCGCATTTTTGACAAAGGGTTGCAGGGCTTCGGCGGCTTGATAGATGTCCTGCCAGTCCTCAAATGCCAACCGTGCCCGTTTGATGTAGACGGTTTTGTTTTTAGTCAGGGTCGCGGGGTTGGCGTCGGTCTCGCCTTCCTGGATGGCTTCGGAAAATATATCCATCAGGATTGAGCGCATCGACTGGGCCATCCGGTTCTTGCCTTGATCGCGCATGCTGCCTAATGTTGTCGAAATGTCTTTGACGCTGATATTTTTGATGCCTAATCCGGCAAACGACAGCGCCCATTGCTTGGCGATGTAACAACGGATTTTATGGGTTGTCGGTTTTATCTCGCCGGTTTTTAAGCGTTCGTCCTGGATCTTCAGATAGGCCTCGATCCACAGCTCAAATTTTATGCCGCTGATTTTGATCGTGGGCTGCTGCGCCAGGATACTGTCTTCTTTTAGCTGGGCGAGTTGGGCGTAGATTGCCGCGTTGAGTTGCAGGGCTCGGGTTTTGGCCACGTCTTCATCGGCACCGAGCCCGCGAAAGCGTCCGTCGCGTGGGTCTTTGTACTGGAAATTAGCCCGGTTGGTGCGCTTGTCGAGTTTGCGGTACAAGTTCGGGATCTTGTCCAGATCGCGGTTTTTGGGGGTTCGGTCTCGGGGTGTCATTTTTGCTCCTTGACAGGCACTTCATAATCACAGCCATAGGCGTAATCAGGATTCGAACAAAATTTAAACCCCGTTGTGGTCACTTCAACCATCCGGTAATTACAATGTGGACAGCGTTCGTCCAGCAATTTATGGACGCACGTTCCGCCACCACACTTTAATACATTGCATTTATACATATTTCTGGTAGTCGTGGGTGTGTTTGTTGAGATAGGCACCGATAAAGGTGCCTATATAGCGTTAGGCACTCTATTTTGCTCTTTTTGTTTTCGAAAATCCCATTTTGTGCGCTTTATGCATAATCTGTTTTTCAGTTCTTCCTGGTAGTTTTTCAGCAACTTTAGTGCCAATGCGCGGGTATTCTGATTTAAGAATTTCAATTTCTGAGTCAGTCCATAAATGACGTGTTTCTGATTCTAATCCTAATCTAAATGCTCTGAGCATAATCTGTTTTTCAGTTCTTCCTGGTAGTTTTTCAGCAACTTTAGTGCCAATGCGCGGGTATTCTGATTTAAGAATTTCAATTTCTGAGTCAGTCCATGAATGACGTGTTTCTGATTCTAATCCTAATCTAAATGCTTTCGATCGAATCTGGTTTTTATTTCTTCCTGGTAGTTTTTCGGCAACTTTAATGCTAATGCGAGGGTATTCTGATTTAAGAGTTTCAATTTCTGATTCTGTCCAGAATGTTTGTGTTTTTTTTGTTATACCTAGAAGATTAGCCATATTTTGTATAGCGCTAATTGTCCTATTTTTGAGTAAACACTGAATTTCTTTTTGAGTTTTATTGTTATAATTATTTTCCAATATTTTTATTTCCTTTATCGTCCACTCCTCATTTCTTCTTTTTTTTGGCTTAGCCAGTTTAATATCATCTAAAGCAGCTGCCAGGAATCTCGATTTACTAGCCATAATTTATTATCAATGCCTAACCCGTAAATCAACGGGAACGCGGCCCTAATCTATCGTTAAAATTACAACGCGTCGCCGCGTCCCGTTATTATTGCGTTATAAACCTAATACTCGTTCTCTCGGGAAATTTTCAGCCGCCTTTTTTCTTCCCATGCCTCCCAGTCTGTTGTGCGATCCATCTCAATACACTCATCACAAAGCGGCACGCCGTGGTAATCTGTTAGTCCAGCTTCCTCGTCTCCGCAGTAATTACAATGAGTCCAGTCTCTAGCTTTCATGGCATCTCCGACTTATAACCCGTCGCTCTACCGGAGCGCGGATTCAATCTATGTTTAAATTACGGGCGCTTTACCGCGCCCGGTTAGCTCTGCGTTATGCGTCATTAGTTTGCCTCATATTCAAAATCTGCAAAACCACCGGGTCGGTCGGGATGATAGTCAGGTCCACGTTGGCCGGGGTTTCGACGAATAATTTTACCGGCTTACGATATTCAGACAACTCGGTTACCATCCAGTCCTTACCGATTTTATGCGGTGCCGGGTGGATACAACCATTTCTGGCCCACGATCGTAAGGTATTCTTCGTGTAGCGGCCAGAAAATAGCGCTTCATTCCATTGTTGGAGCGTTATCATTTTGATCGCTGCGCTGCTCATGTTTTAACCCCCACTAATATTGACGGCGGCCTCGGCATCTGGCCGTGTGTCGGACGCCATAAGTGCAAGCAATGCGGATGATTGTTGATATGGTCTGTTTTTGCCGGATGGAACTGTACAACGCAGTCATCTTCGTCCCAAAACAGACTTTTGATAAATGTCATTTCGTCCCACGTTGGGCAGCGACTACGCAGCGATACAGATACGTGCTCCCAGCCTGCGGCATCACTCGCTATGCATTGCAGGGGGTGCTTTATTCCATTGCTGGAAATAATAAATTGTCCATTGTTTCCAGCAATCGAATGGCTGCGCATGAGTCCGGTTTTTACCCGGTATTTTTCTGGGACGTGAAAGCTCATTACACCACGCCTTTGGCAATCAGCAGATTTGCTGCATCGGCTTTGTCACAGCAATCTATGCAGCGTTTGGAGCGGTTTCCCTTCATAATCTTGCCGAGCTGCTCCATCGGCCGGTGGCGGTTGCAGGAGCGGCAATGGAAAGTTTGTTTTAATGCGGGTTTATTCACGCCATTATCCTCAATTCTGATCAAAATCATTGACATCATGCACGGCCTCGATCAGGCTATGTTTTTTAGTTTGGCCCATGTCAAAAGCTCCCTGAAATGCGGTGATCGGCATTATTGCTGGAGTGCGTCGCCGGACTGTGTCGCTTAAATTTTGGCGGCTTGATGCCGATTTTCAGCGTTGCCATGAGGGCGTTGTCGATGCCCTTTGCCGCTTGGACATGATCGCGCACCGGGGCGCGGTCTTCGGCGACGAACACCATGCTTTTCAGGTCGTTGGTCTCCATCCATTTTTTGACGGCGGCGAGCGGATAGAGCAGTGTTTGTTTAGGCCCTTTCCGGTGCGTTAACGGGAAGCCCCATTTTTCCCGCAGCGTGACAAAGCCCACCTTGGCTAATCCGGTACCGGCCAGTTTGGCGATGCCGGGGCGGTCGATTTCGGTTGCCCAGTCGATGGGTGCTGCTTTTTTTTTCATTCGCTGTAGTCCTGTAATTCTTTGCAGGCCACCATTTCGGCTAGATCGCCAGCGGCGGACGCTTTTTCTGCTCGTGCCAGTGATGCTCTCAGCGATGCTGCCAGGAATGCACCCCACGGTCCAATTTTTAATGCTTGCTCTAGAATTGTTCTGCACCGTGCTTGCTGCCTCGGTAATTCGTCGGCTAGTGTGCTCATGACGACTCCTTTGTTTGCCCGGATAAATGCTCGGCCAGGTCCTCGATCTGCAGAAGACATTCCGGTGTTAACAGGATGATCGCCGCCCGCCGGAACGCGAGGTTAGGATGTATTTTAGGTTTGGCGGCGATGTCTGTACGGCGCCGAGGCGGTTGGTTAATGTCCATCACGCTACCGCTGGCCGGAATGATTCTGCTCTGTTTTCCCAGCCGTTGATAAATATCGATTGACTCGGGTCGTGGGCGACGATCTTGCGGTAATAATCAACGCGTGCATCTACCAAGATGCTAATAACGCGATGCCCCAGATCGCTGAGGGCGCTTTCTGCTGCGCTGATAGTGCGCCGACCGATTAAACCATCAATGCCGCCGGGGTAATAGCCGTTTGCATCCAATGTTTTTTGCAGGATTTTTATGGCTCGTACCGGTCCGTGATTGACGGCCATGTCAAAGATGATCGGCTGGATAGCGGATTGCAAGAGATTGATGTTTGGCGCCACATAGTAATTTTTCAGGTAGATTTTTTCGGCGGTGCTTTTGAGCAGCCGTTTTATTTCTGTGGTGCTGACGGTGCCAATGCTGCGATTAAAGTAGTCCGCATAAGCCGCTTTGGTGATGCCGTATTTGGTTGGGCCACCTCGGTCTGCCGGGTGATTGATGTAACCGCCTTCTTTGGCAATGATGTCGTCTACCATGGCTTTTATGCTCATTATTATCTCCTCGAGTTTTTTTGTTTAAATCGTGTTTAGGTCGCGCTAATCTTCACATTCAAAAATAGTGAGTTCGCTTTCAGCGCGCAGGTTTTTTATCTCAAGATTCATTTTGGCAAGTGTCGGGAATCGTCCGACCAGATTCCATCCCCCCGATTTATTCATCTCCGTGATGGTTTTATTGTTTTTATCGGCTCTCATGATGCGCACACCCAGCCGGACCAGCTTGCTTCTGTCTGAACCGTTCATCCTGATACTCCGGGCCGCGTCGATAAATGATGCACGATATTGGCGATGCCGTTCATCTTCATGCCCATGGTAATGCCGTTAGCAATCGCATTAGCCGCTGAGCCGCCATCTAACAGGCTTTCTCTGGCTGCGGCGGCGGCGCTGACTTGCGCGACGGCCCGACCGCCTTTTTTATGCACTCGGTACGCAGCATGACGTTGTACCAGTGCCATTCGGGTGATCAGTTTGTTTTCCAGGGCTTTCGCCCAGCTTTTCTCAGTGACCATGATGGCGATCTCCGCGGTTGGGTTATAGGGCATTGCTGCCCTATTTGAGTTACAGTTATTTTTGATAATCCATGGTGCCGATGAAAATATTCAGTTCATCAACCTTGATCCCCTCGACAATTTTCTCGCGAAATTGCCCGGCGATCAGCTCCTGGTGTTGCGCCAACTGGACGATGCGAAATTTCAACTGTACTGACTTATCATCAGTAATCGCCCGCAAGCGGCAGTCGAATGCAACCGAGTCAAAACCATCGTGCGGAATGGTGCTAAATCTAAATCCGGTAGGCGGCCGTTCTCCACCGGCCGTTATTTCAATAGATTCCAGCGCGGAGCGGGCCGCGTTAAAGTTTCCGACTTCATTTTCCAAGCTGGATTTTGCGGAGGTTTTTATTTTGCGCAGGGTTTTGATGGTTTTCGAGAAGTCCGGGGTGTTAATCACTATCTGACCATCAACCAATGCGTCACCATAGAACTCGATGTTGTCCTGCCAATCTTCGGCAAAATCGATAAAGGTTTGCTGATCCAGAAACCCATCGTTAAAGCGCAGGAGATCGGCATAGGCGGGGGTTTTGTCCAGGGTTACTCTGGCACGGTGCTTGCCCCATTCCGGCGATTCAGGATTGCCCATATCGATGATCGCATTTGCCGTCATCGTCGCCTGGTCGATAAAGACGCCGGTGTTGGCGGTGCCGTTCTGGTCGATGTAGCCGGTAAACTGACTCAATACTGGGGTGCTGAATGAGCCGCGAAAGAAATCAGGTTCCAGTTTTAGCCGCTCCAGGCTTTCCAATTTATAGTTTTCAGGAACAACAACGGCACTAATGCCGCTAAATCGATGTAATTCCTCTTGTGCCAGTTGCGCGGCGGATAAAGCCGTGATGGCTTGGATTGCTGTACTGTCCATTACTTACTGCCTATGTTAGTGACGTTGCCGCCTGTTGCTTTGAAAATATCATCCTGCGTTTGCGGGCTGATGGTCATATAGCCGAGGTTATCGACGTACATGGGTGTAGAGGTGGCATTTTCCTCGGTAGTTTTGCCGTTTTTAGTGGGTCTGGCGTATTTCAGTGTGTGTTTGGTTTGCACGCTGCTGCTGTCGCCGATTTGCTCGAGATCCAGCACGATAGTGACTTGGCCTTTTTTGCCGGTGGCGATGACGCCCATGGCGACCTGTTTTAAGGCCTCATGGGCTTTGTCGATGAATAATCCGGCGTCGAATTCGCCCAGGGTTTCGTCGAGTGTTGGTTTTGGCATGGTGGTGCTCCGCTTGGTTTTTAAAAAAGGCCCGCCGCTTGACGGGCTGGTGTTATGGCTTTATTTCATGCCGTTGCTGACATACTGCACCGGACTTTTTTGGGAGCCGGTGGACTCCCGCCATTCTGTTGCAGCCTCAAAAAATGCCCTCGTACTGAGGGCGAGGTGAGGAGCGCTGCTTGGTAAATCGTTATTGCGGGTTGTAGCCCGCATCGTTCAGGTGATACTGGATTACATCCAGCGCCTTAATCATCAGAAAAGCCTCGTCGGCTGTTTGCGATAGATCACGAAAGGTCGAGAATAAGGATCGCTTGCAAAATTGCGCCAGGGCTTCGGCGTGTTCTTCGCTCAGTTCAATGGTTATGGTTACCGTGGCCATGTTTTTCTCCTTACATTTTTTGCAGGGTTTTTAAGGTCGTGAGCAGATCGGTTTCGCTAATGTTGAGCCGGTTCGCCAGGCGGCTTTTATTGCCGCTGTCCAGGTTGTTACACCAGATCAGTACGGCAAAGCGGTCGTTGCCTGCCAGCGTCGCTTCGATGTCTTCGATGTAGGCTGCGTCAAGGCCTTGGTCATGCAATACGCCTACGACCTGCTCGGCCAGCCAGTCGAGTTTTGTTACGGGTTTTTTAGCCATTTCGGTCTCCTGTTGTTTTTAATGTCGGGCAGTTAAGACGTTTGCCCGACCCACTTGGCTGTTGCTCCAATGGCTATAAAGATACTCTTAGGTAACAACCAAGTCAATACCTACGGGTATATTTATTTTACACGAGACACAAAAAAACCGCTATAATGCGGTTCACGGGATAAAATTTGATTAATTTGGGGGGTTATATGAGCGAGGAAACACTTAATGACTATGCTTTATCGCTTGCTGGAAATGAGTTTGTAGTGGCGCTTAAGGAAGGCGGCATTTCTGAAAAACATATAGCCGCTACTTCCAGAATCATTGCTGCGGTAAATGGTGCAAGCCTGGGGCTTCTTGAAGATGCCGTGGAAGAAATAGGCCGTGTGCTGTTACTGCTTGAGATTTCCCATAATAGTGCGATTGAGGATGATGAAGTGTTGATGAAGCGTATTCTTAACGCCGTCAGCCCCGCCGTATTTCATATGGCCACTGGGCGGCCCGTAAAGAATATTAAATAATGTGCCGATTTTTCTGGCTTGCTTTAACGCATACTCATCTTCTGTTATTTCTTGTTGCAAATCTTTCAAAGTCATTTGCACCTTGGTTTTTGATGTTTCTTTTATTTTATAATCGGGTGGATTGTTGACTAAATTCTCGACTGCCAATAAAAGCTTATTTACTTTTTCGATGTCCATTTGTGATCCTTGGGTTGCCCAACCTACGGCTTAACTTTAGCTACTTTAGCTTCTGCGCAGTTAGTATTGCTTCCATTAACGTAGCTACAAACGTAAGTTTTCCCGCCGCACTCGGCAGTCCATTCATGCGTACCTCTTATACTTGCCTGTTCATCTGTTATTTTTATGTCATCAGATTTGCAGCCGATTACACCCGATGATAATGATTTTGAGACCCCTGCCGATGTACAACCGGCGAGCATCAATACCACTGCAATCATTATTAATTTAGTTTTCATTGTTAATATCCTTAGTTAATTTTGTTCCCGGTAATTATGGAGCCGAACTAAACAGGCCTTGGCTGACCGTTACAACAGGAAAGAAGACGGTCACCTGCTCAGTTCGACATAATGGTGGGTTACGCTACACTAACCTACGGCGCTGTCGGTAATCCAGAAGCGGTTAATGTAAATAATATTTTCATAGTAATCATATGATTGCTTTAAAAATAAAATACATGAGTGCCAAAAGCGCAATTAGAATTATTGGTCCAGCTAAGTTTATAGTGGTATCTCCATTTTGGAGGTTTGTCGATATTGCCGGGCGTCCATAGTCTGAATCGCTTCTATAAAAATATATTTGAACGACCGGTATCGGCGACTCGTAGCCCAGCATTTTTGTACAAAGCGCTTCATATTTGGAATTGCCATCAAGAGCTTGAGCAACTTCTTCGGCATAAAATTCTGGTACAAAGCCAATGTGATGGCCTTTTTTAGTAAAAATTTTAACAGCGTTTTTGCTGAATTTATTCGATTTGTCTCGTTGTAAAATTACGTCATCATTTATATGAACATGTTTTTCAATTAGCTGTGGCCTATTATCAATTTTGCATCCTGCAACCATGAAGTTGGCAGATAGAATGTTTTTGTTGCGTTGGTTTTCATTTTTAATGTGCTGTTTTTCCTCTTGGCATCGTAGCCTTTCAGCTACTTTTATTTCTGCTTCCAGGGCTTTTCGATTTCCAGATGCTTTTTTACGATCAACAATGGGCAGAACTTGCTCTATGGCCTTATACAGTATTTTTTTGTCTTGGTATTCACTGGCCCGGTTGTCGAAATGCAATAAAATGGCGCTGTTTAGGTGGTCGAAAGCGAATATATCAGTATGTAATTTTTCGGTAACTAGGTGTTGTAGTCGATTAATCTCATCGTCTGACAGCATGCCATCCTCAGTCAAATCAAGACAAAGCGCTATTAATTCTTTGCCTTCATCAGTATTACATTGAGCTTTTGTCAGGGAAATTCTTTTTTTTTCGTCTTCCATTGATTATCCATTTTAGATGTAATTTACATTTAATAAGCAATAACTTACGCCATAGTTGATGCGCCAGCGTCTTTAAATCACGGTGCTTTGCCGGTGCACAATCTGTCCAATCATTATGCAAATTTCGGCAGAACATAGTTTATCCGGGTACCGGTTTTTATCAGGATTGTCTGACCTTAAAAACCATTGCCCACTGTCGCGGTGCATCCGTTTTATAATCAGTTCACCCTCATAGTTGATGGCAAACACCTCGCCATCAATCGGGCTGCTTGATTCCGTATTAATCACCACGCTATCGCCCGAATAAAGCCGAGGCTCCATGGAATCGCCGGTAATTCTACAAGCAATAAGCTTGCTTGGTTTTAGCTTATGACTGCGAAACCAATCCTCGCGGAAGAATATGGGTCGTAATTCCTCATCAAGGTATTCAATCGAATATCCCGAAACACCGGCTTCCAACTTGAAACTTCCAAAATGGACGGCTACCAGATCATTGCCTGGCGGCTGTGCGGTTCTTTCTGGACTGGGTAATACTTCGCGCACGGCGTGGCTGTCGATGTAGTCGCCTTCGACTGCTTCATGCGGAACATCCATCCATCCGCGATGGCGTACCTTTGATTCATAAATAGTCTCTAAAATTTCATCGCTAATGTTCTTCTTTCCTTTTTTACCTTCTACATACAAGCATCTATTTATGTATGTAGAGTCCTTTCCGATTTTCCTGGCAAGTGCTGACGCATTACCACTGAAATCCCTTTCAATGATGCGCTTTAAATTTAGTCGTCTTATTTCAAATATATCCATAGAACAATATTCGCCTAAATATTACCTAAAGGAAACGGCCCATGGGTATTGACTTTAAGAATACCCACGGGTATTATGTGACATGGAAAAATTACGCTTATACATCAACTCACTGTCACAAGAGGACCGGGAAGCTTTTGAAAGGGCTTGCGGTACATCTATTGGCTATCTAAGAAAAGCCATTTCATTGGGCCAGAAATTCGATGGCGCCCTTTGCCGGCTTCTTGATGAAAACTCTTATGGAGAAGTCCGCAAGGAAGAGTTGCGCCCGGACATCTGGCCTGAGTTGATCTCAGCCACTTATCAAAGGCGTCAAGTCAAAGACCGGCGCTCGGCCTGATAACACCTAGGCTCATGGTGCCGTTAATTTTAATCCGTCCGTCATGTTTTGAAATACGGACAAGTACTTAGGTGGAGTTACGTATGTTGATAAGCGAGCCTGAGTTTAAGGATCGTCTGGGTGCTGCGATTTTTATCATCGCGGTTGGCGCTGAGAATACGGGGGTTATGACGTGCCAAAAGCTGATGTGGCCTTATACCGAATATGAGATTGGTGATGTCAAGCGTGCTTCGGCTAGGCTGGTGGCCAGTGTCCATACTGCTCTGCTAGCAACCTTGCCTCCTCCTCAGATTGAGCTGATTTCGAAAGATTTATCCTCGTACCTGTCTTTTGCGGTAGGAGACGGATGGCCTGATGAAAAAAGCCCGTCTCAGGAAGACGGATAACATCGCCCGCCATAACCGGTGATTCGGATTCATAAGTTTTTGGGTCGGAATCATCATGGTCGGCAAGATAGTAAAGGCGGTATTTATGCACGGCGTAGCCTCCTAAATAATTAAGCATAGCAGTTAATTTTAAACACCCAGGCCGTATCTAGTAATACGACTGATTACCTAAGTGGAGTTACGTATGACAAGTATTAACGCGGTGTTGGCACTGTCGCCGGTGCTGGTTTTATTGATGATCCTGTCTGTGATCCTGGCGGTTTTTATGGTCGCCTGCGCGCTGCTGGTTATTTTCAACGGGGCAAGCGCTTGGATCGATCGCCGTTTTGAGGCGCTGTTTGAGGATATGGGGTGATGGCGGTCATCGTGATTTTTAGTGTGTTATGGGTGGCGTTTATTGCGTCGATTATGTTGGGCGGCAGGCGATGAGCGCTGAGAGCGCTGAGCAGCAAAAAGGTCGGCTGTCGCTGTTGACATCGATCGGCAAGGAGATTGCGGCGCATGAGCGCTCATTGGTTGAGCTCAGGCAGATTGAAAAGAAGTTGGTACGACAGTATGAGCGCAGCAAGTGCGCTGATGAGATTGATTATTTACGGACTCAACTGGCGGTCAAGGGTTGGGATGTTGAATTTGAATTTAATAAGGCGGGTTGATAGTGACGTTATTAGTGGGTATTACAGGCAGGGCTGGTGCGGGTAAGTCGTTAGTGGCTGATAGGCTGGTGAGTCTGGCTGATTATGATGTGGTTTCGTTTGCCACGCCGATCAAGCAGCTGGCCTCGGCGCTGCTGGTTGATAATTTCGGCTTTAGCCAGGCCGATGTGGATTTTTGTATGGGCCATAAGGCGACGAAGATCCCGGCTCTGGGCGTGTCGATGCGGCATTTGCTGCAAACTCTTGGCACGGATTGGGGCCGACATATGATACGTCCCGATTTGTGGCTGAATATCGCCGAGGACAAGATCGCCGGGCAGCTGGAATCGACCAGCGTGGTGGTTGATGATATTCGCTTTGAGGCTGAGGCGGCGATGATTCGTAACTTCGGCGGGCTGGTTATCCATTTGGTCAGACCCGGCGGGCATTTTACCGATAAACATGCCAGTGAGTCGGGTATTGCGGTGCAGCCCGGGGATGTGGTGATCGTCAATGACGGCAGCATTTTGGAGTTGATCTGGGCGGTTGGGCAGGCGCTGGAGCGGTTTAGATCCGGGTCTGATCGGGTGTTGGAGTTGTGTAATACGCCGAGCTGGAGTTATAGCGCATGAGTATTGAGCAAGCTGTTAGCCGCGAGATTTTATCTGCATTGGCGGGTAACCCCAAGGGCATGCGCCGGCGCGAGTTGTTCCCGCTATGCGATTCTGCGGGTGAACCTATCGAGGTGAGTAATGCACTCCGGGAATTAATTAAGGAGGGATTGATTGAGGTTGTGGTTGAGCGTAACGGCAATCAAGGACCGGCTTACGCAAGGACTAATGCTGATGCAGTTGAACAGGAAATTGTTGAGCTGATCCATGCCGATCCAGTCCTGCTTAATGAACCGGTAAACGAAAACCCGGTACTGGATTTAGATACTGATCCTGACCCCGATCACTTTGATCTGATCATTAAAAGCCTGGTGGCTATCAAGGCGCAAGCCAAGCCGGTGCGCGTGATCGATGATATGGATCTTAAACTGCAATGCCTGAACCGATTGCAATCGCTGCTTAACCCGGATGTCGCCGAGATTTTAAGCGCGATTGCGGTTGATCTTGAGGCGACCTACTGATGCCCTCCACCGGTGAGTATCGGATCGATTGCTTCGATGCGGGTGGTCAGTTGATCCCTGAAGCCTCATTCCCCGAGTCCTCGTTGTGCCGTGCTCGGCAGCTTGGCGAGCGGCAATTAAAGCTACACCTCGGGCATGCGGTCAGTTTTACGGTGATGCGCTGTATTTTTAATTCTCTGGATGAGTTTTAAGGATGGATATTTTCTCGATCATGCCTGTTGAGGTGTTTGCGGATGATCGGCTGTCAAAGACTGATTTGCGCGTATTGGGTGCAATTTTGTCGTTTCGTAACAGGAATACAAATTTATGCTGGCCGAAACGCGAGCAAATAGCTGAACGCTGCATGCTGTCCGTCTGCAAGATTTCAACGGCGACGACTCATTTGGTGGCGCTGGGCTGGTTGGAAAAGCTGGGTGATGGTGGCAGGTCTAGGCCATCACATTACAGGTTGATTGTGCCTGTTTTTCTAACGGAAAGAGTTACCAAATCAGTCGCTAAAACGGTTCCTGATTCGGGAACGGTTCCTGATTCGGGAACGGTTCCTGATTCGGGAACTAAAACGGTTCCTGATTCGGGAACGGGCATAGAACAGACCAATGAACAGACCAAAGTAACTACTACTACTTGCGCGAAGACGAAAAGTTCGAAAATTAATACAAAACCAAAAGCGGGTATTTCTCGCGATTGGAGACCCGGCGACAGGTGCATTGAACTCATTGCACGAGCAGGGATCAGCAAAGCATTCGCTGACGGGTTAGTTGATGAGTTTATTTTGTACTGGGAAGAGAGAGGCGATAAACGCTCCGGCTGGGAAGCCACCTTTGTCAATCATGCAAAAACACAATTTGAACGGTCGCAACAAAAAAACTCGAGGGGGGGTTATGACGCAAACAACGCAAACGCTAAAGCCGGTTATGGCTCTGGTAGGAAATTATCGCTCGTTGAGCAGGCCCAGCGAGACTGTGAGCGGTTCGATGAGCGCGAGCGCAGTGATCGAGAATGCCGCGAGCGAGCTGTCAACTGATCTTCTGGGAGACCGGGCTATGCTACGTATCTGGGTCAGGATGTTGGCTATCTACGGCCACAGGTGGGCCAGCCATTTAGGCTCTGCGGTTGATGATAAAGGGCTGTTGTCAGAATCGGCGAGAACGTGGCAATCCGGTTTGCGCGGTGTGGCTCAGGGTGATCTCAAGTCGGCGTTTGATGTGCTGGTGCTGAAGTCTCACGACTGGCCACCGTCATTGCCCGAGTTTAGGCGGCTGTGTTTGTCGAAATTAACGGCGGGTGCTCCTGCGTTGGCCGAGGTTGTTGCTGTGTTGGTGATGGTGTCAAGTCGTCGAGGCTCGTTGGTTGATCGCTATAGGCATCCGTTGGTGCTGGCTGTTGCTCAGCATGAGGCTGTCGATATGTTTGCTATGCGTACGGCTAAGACGGTTGATGCTAAGCGCATGGTCCAGCCTGTGTACGATGCGTTGCTGGCGAGTGGTTGGATGGATTGGCCTGAGCACGCTCATGAGGATCAGGCGGTGCTCGGGTTTGCAAGGCCGGTGCAAAGTAAGTCGGCGGCATTGTCGGCGCTGAATGCGATCAGGGCGGCGCTGTAATGTCTGAGTTGGGTGGTCGTATTGATGCGATTGCCGATAGGGTCAGGGCTAAGCATGCGGCTGATCGTGTAGCTAGGTCTGCTGCTGTTGAGGTTCGTGCTGCTGATGTTGAGCAACGGCGAGCTGAGTTGCGGGAGGCGATGCCTGAGATTGCGGGTGTGGTTGATATGTTTCGCAACGCCGGTGTTGAGGTTAAGGTGCTGGCGGCTGCTGAGAATGGCCGGGTGGTGGTTAATCGCGCGGCTTGTGTGCGGATGGGTGTTGATGTGTCGGGTTATGTGTCAGAAAACTGATTTGGCATTTTGGTATATGCGCTCGAAGTATTGCTCGTGGTGGGTTCGGCGTGTGGCTACGCCTGAGTTGTTTGATGCTGAGTATGCGCAATGGGCTAAGGCGTTGGAGTTGTATTCGATTAAGCAAGTCAGGGATGCGGCGTTTGTGTGTCGGCGGGACTTTAAGTTTCGTCCACCCACTGCGGTGGAGTTTGCGAGGTTGATGGATAGGCGGGTGGGTCGTCCGGTTGATTACGTTACGGGTAGGCGGTTTGATGCTCCGGTGCATGGTGATGTGTCGAGAAAGCACTTGAGTGAGATTAAATTATTGTTGATGAGGTGATTGGTATCGGTACCGGATGCTAATCGGCTGGGTTTTGGTGGATTAGTATCGATATCATGATGTAATTATTTTGCAGTTGGACAAAGGGTGGTTGATGATGTGCAAAACAATGGATACGGGCGAGGCGTGTTTGAAAGATTGGGGACATTGGGCGGCGATGGACGGCACGATCAGGCGTTTGGGGTATCCGAGTTGCAGTGCTGAGCAGATGGCAGGTCATGTGTCTGGTGGTGGTGATTATGAGGTGAATGCGGTTGCCGAGTTGGTTGATCGACTGTTGAAGGAGTTGCTGGAGGACAGGAAGCGGGTGGTCGCTAAGTTGTTTTATATCGACCGGCTGCCGATGGGTAAGGTAGCACAAGGAGCGGGTGCTGTTGTTGGTAGATCTTTGACGGTTGATATGGTCAGGAATGATTTGAACTCGATCCGGTCGATAGTCGGCGGGGTTGTTTTGTGGATTGATTGAAAAATAGTTGTTGACCATGCCTATGGTAAGTTGTAAGATTTGTCACCATCTAAAAGCTCGTCTGGATTATTCAGACGGGCTTTTTTTATGCCTAACGATAAGGGATTATATGACTCAACCCATTGAAAGCGTAACGAGTTTGTCTGATTATGGGATGAGTGGTTTGATCATTACTGCGCTGTTTGCCTTTGTTCATTTTTTGATCAAAGAACATCGCTCGGAACGTAAAGAATGGATCACGGCATACCGCGAGCAGTCATCATTGATGGATGAGCGGCAGAGCGAGACCAATGGTGTAATCCGCGAGCTGGTCTCGGTTGTTCGTGAGTCTAATGCGCGGATGCGGTAATGGCCCGTAACGCTAAGCATCCCTGCAGGTCCAGTCATTGCGGTAAGCTGCTGGATAAACCTGGTTACTGTGATCAGCATCATATCGAGCATGCAGTCGTTGATCGCCGCGAGGCTTACAAAGTACAGAAGCTGGCAGTCACTGAGGATTACAAGGAACGTAATCGTTTCTATCAGCGGTCGACATGGAAGAAGATTCGAGCAGCTCAACTCAGGATCGAGCCTTTGTGTCGTACCTGTCGCGGCTTGGGCAGGTTGGTCGAGGCTACGGTGGTCGATCATGTCATCCCGATCAGCATTGGCGGTGAGCCATTAGAGTTAAGTAACTTGCAGAGTTTATGCAAGCCGCACCACGATGCCAAGACCCGAAGCGAAGGCAGGGAGGGGCGGTCAAATCTCTAGCCGTCCTTATGCCCCTTTGCGTCGCCCTAGCTTTATTTTTACGTGGGATTGGCTGAATAGAGAAAGCCCACGTTGATAGTTATGTTTATTCAGGATTTTTTTTAGTAGTTTCAATATGTCAGACCAAAAACAAGCCTCTTCCAATGTGCATTATTTGCCTGGGAGCGGCCAAGTTACGTCTGAGCAAATCGCAGAGGCTGAGGAATTTAAACCAGTTATGTCCGCCGCTGCCGGTGCAGTCTGGGATAGGTTGGCTCCTGAAATGATGCTGTTGGGCCGACTCAAACCGCATTTCATCGCCGCCTTTGCCGAATATTGTTACCTGTTGGCTCGCATTTCCGAGACTCGCCAGTTCTTGATCGACAACGATGAGACCTATGAGATTATGGGCCGCAATGGCGCTCAGATAAAAAGCCGTCCGCAAGTCGCTCAGATGAATGACGACTGGCGAAAATTGGCGAGGCTGACTTCCTGCTTCGGCCTCACGCCCTCTGACGAAAAATCACTGGTTAACTCCATACAAGGCAGTCTGCTCGATGAGTTCGCCGAGTTTAAGTGATGCCGAGTTCCATCCGCATATCGTTGACGTCTTTTCTTATGCCAATGCGGTGGTCAGTGGAGAAAAACTCGCCTGTCAACTGGAAATATTAGCCTGCCAGCGATTTTTTAAGGATCTTGATCGAGATTTTGATTACAGTTTCAATCACGAGCTGGCGATCCGGGCCATTAATTTTATTGAAAAACTGCCGCATGTCAAAGGTGCTTGGGCAGCCAAGCGCTTACGCATTACCTTGCAGCCCTGGCAGAAATTCATTATTGCCAATATCTTCGGCTGGATACACACCGTCACCGGATTTCGGCGGTTTAGAAAAGTTTATGCCCGGATCCCGCGCAAAAACGGCAAAAGCGTACTGGCCGCGGCCATCGGCGTTTACATGCTGGTTGCCGATCATGAGCATGGTGCCGAAATCTACTGCGGCGCTACCACAGAAAAGCAGGCTTGGGAGGTTTTCCGCCCGGCCAAACAGATGATTGAAAAGTCGCCCAGCCTGCGCCGCACCTTTGGCGTCCAGGTCAACGCCAAAAGCATCACCGCCGCCAATGATTCCAGATTCGAAGCCGTCATCGGCAAACCGGGCGATGGTGCCAGTCCGTCCTGCGCGATCGTCGATGAATACCATGAGCATGTAACCGCCGATCTTTACGACACTATGGACACCGGCATGGGCGCCAGGGAACAGGGTCTGATGCTGGTCATCACAACCTCGGGCGCTAACATATCCGGACCATGCTATGAGCTGGAAAAAGATGTCGAGCGGGTTTTATGCGGCCTGGTCGATAACGACGAAGTTTTCGGCATACTTTTCGGCATCGACAAGGGCGACGACTGGACGGCCGAGTCCAGCCTGATCAAAGCCAACCCAAACTGGGGGATTTCAGTCGGTTCGGATTTCCTGAAAGCGGCGCAAAAGTACGCAATCCAGAACAGCAGCAAGCAAAACAGCTTCAAAACCAAACATTTAAACGTCTGGTGCTGGGCAAAATCGGCCTATTTCAATGCCCAAAGCTGGGTAGAGTGCAGCGATACCGCGCTGAACATCAACGATTTCATGGCCGACGACTGCTTTATCGGTGCCGATCTCGCCAAAATATGGGACATAAGCAGCCTGGCTATCGTATTTCGCCGGGTCATCGACGGCCACAAACACTATTACGTCTTTACCAAAAACTATCTGCCTGAAGATACCATCAGCAGCGATGATTTCCCGCAATTGAAAGAGCTCTACGAAAAGTGGCTAAATGACGGCCACCTGTTGATTGGCGGCGATGCCGAAATGGATTTCAGGATCATCTCCGATGAAATCATCGGCATGAAAGAGGCCGGTTTTAACATCCTCGAAGTGCCGCACGATCCGCACTATGCGTTTTTAATCGCCCGAGACCTGGCTGAAGCGGGCCTGGTACCGGTCGAAATCAAACAGCATGGCTCCAACCTTGGCCCCGGTATGCGCGAGATCGAGGCCGCCATCGCCGCCGGTCGTATCCATCACGACGGCAACCCCTTAACCAACTGGTGCATCTCCAACGTGCTGGGTAAAGAATATTCAAACGGAGGACTGATGCCGGACAAAGAAAACAAGATCAGCAAGATCGATGCTGCTGTCGCGCTGATTATGGCCGTTGCCAGAGCCGTATTGGGTGAAGACCTACCGCCGCCGCCTCCCGTGGTCGAGTTCTGGTAATGGCGAATTTTTTAACCAAACAGCGCGCCTGGCCTTGGCAGAAAAAAAGCACCGGTTCGGACATATCCGACATCTGGGCGCAATTAATCGGCCAGGCGGCGTCCAAATCCGGCATCAATGTAACCTGGAAGACCGTTTTGCAGTATTCCACTGCCCAGGCGTGCGTCCGGATCATTGCCGAAGACATCGCCCAGCTGCCGTTTGCCACCTATAAATCGTTAGCGGACGGCGGCAGCGAGGCAATCCCCGGTCATCCGACCTATAAGCTGATCAAAACCAAGCCGAATGACGACCAGACTGCGTTCGAGATGCGCGAACAGATCGGCATGCACCTGGTGTTGACCAATAACGCCTATGTTTACAAAAACATAGTGCGCGGCAAAGTGGCGGAATTACTGCCGTTCGAGCCGCATCAAGTCCGACCAATCCGCAAAAACAACGAAACCACCTATGAACTGACGCTGGCGGATGGTTATAAAACCGTTGTCCCGAAAAACGAAATTTGGCATTTGCGCGGACCGAGCTGGAACGGATTGCAAGGACTGGACGGCGTACGTCTGATGCGTGACACCATCGGCCTGGCATTGGCACTGGAAAACCACGGCTCGCGGATGTTCAGCAACGGCGCTACCGTTGGCGGCATTTTGTCAACCGATGCCCAATTGACACCGGACCAATCCAAAGCGCTGCGTGAAAGCTGGTCAGAGCGGCAATCCGGCGGCGAAAATGCCTACAAAACCGCCGTGATGTGGGGCGGTATGAAGTGGGCGCCGATGGCAACGCCCAACGATTCGGCGCAATTTCTGGAATCCCGCCGTTTCCAGGTAGAAGAATCCTGCCGGCATTTCAAGGTGTTGCCGATGATGGTCGGCCATGCCGATAAAACCACGACCTACGCCAGCGCCGAGCAAATGGTGCTGATTCATTTGCGGCAAACATTGGGCCCCTGGCTAACCCGGATCGAACAATCGGCCAACTGCAATCTGCTGACCGATGAAGAACTGGCCGACGGATACTTTACTAAATTCACCCGCAACGCCTTATTGGCGATGACGACCCAAGCCCGCTCCGAATTTTACTCGAAAATGTACGGCATCGGCGCATTGAACCCCAACGAGATCCGGGCACTTGAAGACCTTAATCCCTATTTCGGGGGTGAAAAATATCGTGTCCCATTAAATATGGTCGATCCTGCCGCAATAGACCAACCACCCACCGACGGGAAGACCAATAATGACAATGCTGCATAAAAAAACCGCCCAGTCCGCCGCACTGGAAACCAAACGCATCAATTTCGCCGAATGCAAACTGGCCGTTGACGGCACTGCCGACGTGATGGAGTTTTCCGGTTACGGCGCGGCATTCGGCAACATCGACAGTTACGGCGACGTAATCGAGAAAGGCGCTTTTTCCGCTTACCTGGCCGATGTGCAATCAGGCAAACAAAACTGGCCTGCGATGTTAATGCAACATGGCGGATGGGGCGTCAGCGCCGATGATTTTACCCCGGTCGGCGTCTATTCCGACTTGTCTGAAGATGATTTCGGCCTGAAAACATCCGGTACCTTGGCACCCACGCCGCGCGGTACCGAGGCTTACGCGCTGATGAAAATGGAGCCACGGCCTGCTATTTCCGGCCTATCCATCGGTTATTTTGTGCGCGAATCGGCCTATGGCGGAAAAAATGACCCCTACGACCGGCTGATCAAGCAAATCGACCTGATAGAGATCAGCATCGTCACATTCCCAGCCAATGATAAGGCCCGGATCGGTCATGTTAAATCCGCCGAGGATTTTACCGAAAGAGAATTTGAGAAGCTCCTGCGGGATGTAGTCGGGCTAAGTCAAAAGGAAGCAAAAACGGTTATCAGCCGTGGCTTCCGGCAATTGGTTACCGAGCGGGATGCCGGTAGTGAAGAGCTTAAACAAATTTCTGCGCTACTTGCGCACAATTCCACTATTTTTAAATAAACCAGGAGTCAAACTTATGAAATTAACATCCCGCGTGGTGTGGTCGCTGTTTGCGATCCTCGCCGTATTTATCGCCCAGGCTTTGGGCTATACCGCCTCAGCCGAGGAATTGACCGCCGGCGGTCTGATGTTGGCCGGTGTCGGCGAAATCGAACTGAAAGACATCAACGACGCCCTGACCAACCAGGGCCATATTTTCGAGGAATTCAAGAAAAAGAACGACGAGCGGTTGGCGGCCATTGAATCCCAGGGCTATGCGCCCGCCGATTTGACCGAGCAGGTGGACAGACTCAGCGCGGCCATGACCAAATTGGACAAGGAAGTTCTGGAGTTCCAGAAAAAGGCCGGCAGGCCCAACATCGGTGGCGGCGACATGACCGAGGAGCAGCGCGACTACAAAACCGCGTTCAATCGCTTCTTGAGAAAAGGCGACGAGACCGGTCTGGCCGAGTTGCAACGCAAGGCGATGAATACCGGCTCGGATCCCGACGGCGGATACCTGGTGCTGCCGGAAATGGATCTGATGATCGACCGTATCGCACCGACCATCAGCGCGATGTTCCGTCTGGCCAATACCGTCACCATCGGCTCAGCGCAATACCAGAAATTGGTGAAAAAATCCGGCATGGCGATGCGGCGTGTGGGCGAAGGCGCAACCGGCGGCGAAACTACCGAGCCGACTTACGCCAAAATCCTGATCGATGTGCATGAGGCCGAAGTCGAGCCTTGGGTTTACAACGCCACGCTCGAAGATGCGTTTATCGACCTGGAACAGGATCTGGCCAACGAAGCGGCCATCGGTTTTGCCGAGGGTGCGGGTGCCGAATTCATTACCGGCAACGGCGTCGGCAAGGCGCGAGGTATTGCCGCCTATGACATGGTAGCCAATGCGTCGTTTGCCTGGGGCAAGGTCGGTTATATCCTGTCCGGTAAATCGGCGGCGTTTGCGTCCGTGGCCCCTGCCGACAAGATTGTCGATCTCCAGCATTCTCTGAAATCGCAATATCGTCCGGGTGCGGTTTGGCTGGCCAATGATGCGACCTTGGGAAAAATCCGTCAATTAAAAGACGGTTCTGGCGCTTATTACATTTGGCAGCCCGATCCCGCTGCGGCGTTCGGCGGTCGTCTGCTGGGCAATCCGGTCGAAGTTGACGACAACGTGGCCGATCTGGCGGCGGCGTCTTATTCGCTGGCGTTCGGCAACTTCAAACGCGGTTATACCATCGTTAATCGCACAGGCACCACGCTGATCCGCGACAACATCACCGCCAAAGGCACGACAAAATTTAACTTCCGCCGCCGTTTTGGTGGAGGCATCACGAATTTTGAAGCCATTAAGCTGATGAAATTCGCCACCAGCTAAGCATCTCCACCCAACAAGGCGCACTCCGGTGCGCCTTTTTTATGTCTGCACTATTGCGGAAAGCAAACCTCTTTCCAGGGAACTTATCATGAGAGATTTACACAACAACCTGCGCACCAAAACCGTCGTCGTTCCGGCGGCAATCGGCGCAAATGCGACCAAATCCGGCCTGGTTATCGATCGTCAAGGCTACGGCGGCGTCGAGTTCGTCGCGGCCTACGGCTCGGTGACTACCACCGGCTCCATTGTTACCCTGGTGGTCAAGGAAGGCGATGTAAGCGGCACCTTAACATCGGTCGCCGATGCCGATTTATTGGGCACCGAGGCGCTGGCTAGTCTGCTGGCTGGCGCTCGCGTGGCTGGCACCGGCAAAGAGGTGACCAAGCGCGTCGGCTACAAAGGCCTGAAACGCTATGTGACTGTCGATGCGGTGCAAAGCGGCGTAACTTCCGTCGGTGTTGTCGCGGTTGCAGCCTTGCTGCATAGCCCCAACCTTGCGCCTACGACTAACCCATAACAACCCCCACCCCCTGCAAATAGGGCGAACGCTCACCCGTTCGTCGCCGTGGAACTCGGCCCCCTTTATTTTCTGGTGAGAGAAAAAACATGACATTGAAAGATACTGGCGAAAGACAAGTTTCCCCAACGATTGACGGCATAAGACGTGATCATGTCGCGCGTTACGAATTTGCGGCGCAAAAAATAACGGAAGGCTCAAAAGTTATCGATTTCGCCTGCGGCATCGGTTACGGCTGCCGGATCATGGCTGACGCTGGATTGTACGCTACCGGATTGGATCTAGATCCAGAGGCTATCAAGTACGCCAATAAATATTACGATATTCCATATACATTTTTTGCAACAGGCAACGCCAATGCCCCCGGCGAGTTAGGCAATTATGATGCCGCCGTCTGCTTCGAGACCATCGAACACCTTGAAGACCCGCGCCCCTTATTAAAAGCGCTTCGACTGTCGGCCCCGCTGCTGATTTGCAGCGTACCGAACGAAGACGTGATGCCTTACGAATTTGCGCCTGGTCAGACCTACGCCTTTCACCACCGGCATTACACCAAACATCAGTTCAACGCGCTGTTGCAGGAATGCGGCTGGTGCGTGACCGAATGGCACGGCCAAACCGGACCGGAATCGGAAGTCGAGCCCAACAACAACGGCCGCACCCTGATAGCCATTTGCCAGCGCGATGAGATCCGCGAGCTGGACCCTGAAAAACGCCATGTCGCTATTCTCGGCCTGGGTCCCAGTCTGGATCAATACCTGGAAATCACCAAGCGCCTCGGCGGGCGCCACAGGTTATGCGATGAAACCTGGGCGATCAACGCGCTGGGCAACGTGTTCGACTGCGACCTGGTGTTTCACATGGATGACGTGCGCATTCAGCAGATCCGCGCCGAAGCGGCCCCGGCCTCCAACATCGCGGCGATGCTGGACTGGATTAAAACCAGCCGCGTTCCGGTCGTGACCAGCCGGGCGCATGCAGATTACCCGGCTTTAGTGGAGTTTCCGCTGGAAGATGTGCTCAATCACCTGGGCCACGATTATTTCAACAATACGGCCGCCTACGCGGTCGCCTTTGCGATCCATACCGGCGTCACCAAAATCAGCCTGTTCGGCATGGATTACACTTACCCGAATGCGCACGATGCCGAAAAAGGCCGGGCCTGTGTGGAATTCTGGCTGGGACAGGCGCACGCGCGCGGCATCGAAATCAGCCTGCCGAAAACCACAACCTTGATGGACTCGATGTATTCAAGGGCGTCCAGGCTCTATGGCTACGACACGCTGGATGTTGATTTTCAGAGTCAGGCCGATGGCAGTCTGAAGCTGAATTTTACCCCGCGCGAGGCATTGCCGACCGCTGCCGAGATCGAGAAAAATTACGATCATTCAGCGCCCATTTCTGATCAGCACATCCAAAAGTAGAAACTATGACTCTTATACTATTATTACTGACCGGTTTTGCCGGGCTGTTTGCGCATTGGTATAAGCGCTGGTTACGCGGCCAGACAGTAGCTGGATTCATCGACTATATGAGCACGCATAAGCGCCATTCAGCGGCCTCGGTGCTCAGCTTATTTGGCGCAATAGCGGTTATATGTGCAGGCGCTGATGTTGAGCTAACCCAGCAATCGGTGGCATTGGCATTCACGGCAGGTTTCAGCGTTGACAGCACGCTGAACAAATCGCCGGATGAGGTTTAGGTCATGAACATGATCGTCATTATCGCCGTCGCACACATTGTCGCATTCGGCAGCGGCTTCAGCATGGCATGGAAAGCCGGAAACCGGAATATCGCCCAACTGGAGGCACAAATTGAACAGTCCAATCTTTCGGCAGCGCTTGTATTATCGGATGCCGCCGACAGAACCGCCAAAGCCGAGTCCGAGGCGGCGAACACCGTACTACTATTGGAGAGTGAATATGTTAAAGCGACTCAATCTGCTGATAATACTCGTCGTACTCTTAGCGCTATGCGCCTGCGCGACCCCGGCCAGCGTCAGCGTTGTGCAGACTCCGTGTCAAAAAGTGCAAGTACCCAAGAGCCTGAAACAGATCCCGACCCCGGCCAACTTTCAAAAGAGCTTTCAGGATTTCTTCGGGCAGAAGCCTACCGGGCCGACACCGTAGCCAACTACGCCGACGAGTGTCATAAGTTTGTTATGAGTAACTGCGGGATAGCGCTACAATAGGAAAACTGACCTATGAAACTATGGAAACTATGGAAACTATGGAAACTTTAGAAAATAATAAAATTAAAGCAGATGTAATCAATGGCGAAGAGTATTTTTCTATCAGTGAATTAGAGCGATTGATTAGAGAAAAGGAAATTGAAGTTGGTATCAGCCTGCCTGGTCTATGGACAAATTCTGATGGATTAAAAGGCGATGAAACTATAGACCCACTTGCAGTATATGTGCAAATAAATGACGAAGATTATCCAGCGGTTATTATTAATTTTTCTGAAGAACTGCGAGACCTAATAAGAGACAAAGAAGGTGGATATAAGTCCTGGCCAGGAACAAAAAGAATGCGCGATCAACTTGAAAGACTGGTTAATGAGATGGACGACTGGGACGAAAATAAAGCCAAGTAGCCAAGTAGCCAGGTAGCCGAGGCCTACCGGGCCGACACCGTAGCTAATTACGCCGATGAATGTCACCGATTTGTTGCCGCTAATTGCGGGATTTCGCCTTAATTACAAACAGCTCGTAAAGTGCGGCGTCCATCTGTCGGTCGCCTGCCTCCCACTGTTGCCAGCAGCGGAGTTTTTTGTATATCAGCTCCGCCGCGTGGGTCTGGGTTAAGCCCGCATCCATGCGGGCTTGTTTGATCTGTTGGGGCGTTGGGTTGTTCAAAGATCCATCCCAGACAACTGATTCTCATAACGTAATTTCAAATTATCAACCGTTACAATCTCAGATTTCGCTTCGTGAGAATACAGCCCGGAATGTGATGACCTGCCTGTGTATATTTCATAAAAACCAGCGGTATCAGTTTTAAAAACAGTCCTTGTTATTTTTCTAGGATCGTTATTTGTTTCTGTCCCCCAGTCGGTTACTGTGCAAACTTTTTCATCAGTTGCTTTTATTGCTGATTTTAAATTGCTCATCGTCGTATCTCCAAAAGGACTTCAGTTATTGAAACCATGATTCTAATATACGCGCAATGCGCGTAAATGTAAAGCACTTATTTTGTGAAATCACAAATAATTCCAACCCGTCCCCAAGCGGGTTTTTTTATGCCTCTTAACTTATGATAGACATCAATAAAACACCGCCCGCCACCGAGCCGATCACCCTGGCTGAAATGCGCCTGCATTTGGGCATCACCCGCGCCGACGATACCGCGCGGGATACCATCATCACCGGGCGCATCGTCAGCGCCAGACAGTGGGCCGAGGAATATACCCGCCGGGCTTTTATCACCCAGACCTGGGGCAGTTACGGCGCGGATTTTCCCGGCGACCGGTCCATTGCCGGTCTGAGCCTGGGCGGGCAGGATTACAGCGCGATCAAACTGCGCGGGAAAGTGCAGTCGGTCACCTACATTAAATACCTGGATGGCGACGGCGTGGTGCAACCCCTGGGCTCCAGTTTGTATCTGGTCGACCTGATCACCAACAGCGTGGTCCCGGCCTATGGCACCGTTTGGCCGTCGGGTCGCATCCAGCTCAATGGCGTGGAAATCGAATATATTTGCGGCTATGGCAACGCCGCCGCCGTGCCCGAGGCGATCAAGGACGCGCTGCGCTTTATTGTCGGCCAGTGGGAGGTCTTCCAGTCCAGCATGGAGGGCGTGATGCGCCCGTTTACCATCCCCAACGCCGCTAAACAGCTGCTGGATAACTATATCGATATGCGCGGGTATTTCTGATGCATATCCGCCGCAACATCCTCGAAGCCTTGCGCACCCAGCTAAAAACGCTGACCGGTTTTGCCGGGGTGTGGATACAGCGCATCGGCCCGCCGCGCGACAGCTTCCCGAGCATTACCCTATATGCCGAGGCCGAAACCGTCGAGCATTTGACCCTGCATCCCACACCCAGGCCGCAGGAACGCATCATCACCGTTGCGGTCAGCATCTGGGTGCGCGGCGTTGCCGACGATGAAAAATCCGAGATCGACATGGACAATTTTTCGGCTGAGGTCGAGGCCGTGTTGACCCAGCCGACCACGGCCAACGGCATGATATTGATCGCCACCGATTTTACTGTCTCGGAGGAAGAGCCCGAGATCCACGTCGTCACCCTGACTTATCATATCAGCTATTTTTCCACCGAGTTTAACCCGACCGTTTAACTGCTTTAATCAAACCAACCCGCCCGCCGCAAGCGGGTTTTTTTATGCCTAAAATTTAAGGAATTTCAATGTCCACAGTTCGCAAAATGTCCAATGTCGCCGTCGCCATGCAATCCGCATTGGGTACCGCGAAAACCATTACCGCAATTTCCAAAGCGGCGCCCGGCGTGGTAACCGCAACCCATGATTATTCCAACGGCGATTATGTCGTTCTGACCGTGCAGGGCATGTTTCAGCTTAACGGTAAAGTGTTTCGGGTCGCTAATGTCTCGACGACGGTTTCGTTTCAGCTCGAAGATGTCAGCGGTGGCACCGGAATCAGTACCGCTACTTATGATACTTTCTCCAGCGGCACTGCCGAAAAGATCACTTTCGGCACCTCGATCACCACGGCGACCTCCATCGATGCCAGCGGCGGCGATTTCAGCTATATCGACACGACCACCATTCACACCAACCAGAAAACCCAGATCCCCGGCGCAGCCGAGCCGATTACGAAGAAATTCGAGCACCTTTGGGACATTACCGATGCCGGGCAGATTGCAATGAAAGCGGCGTCCGACGCCCAGGCGCAACGGGCGTTTAAACTGACTTACGGCACCGGCGGACCGATTGAAGTGTTTACCGGTTATGTCGGTTTTACTGGCTCCCCGAACGGTTCGGCGCAGGACAAGATCACTTCCCCGGCGACCATTACCGCGTTTGGTCTGCCCAACTATTACAGCGCCTGATCATGGCTTTAATCGATAAAGTTCGCAAGGCCAGAGAAACCCAGGTCGAGGCTGGAGGCTTTGGCTTTACCGTGCGCCGCCCGACCGACATGGAAATCGTGGATATTCGCGGCGAAAGTTTAAAGCAGGGCGACATCCTGCAGCGATATGTGTTGGGCTGGAGCGGCGTTACCGAGCTGGACATCATTCCCGGCGGCGATGGCGTTGCGGTGGCGTTCGAGACGGCATTATTTATGGAATGGATAGCCGACCGCCCGGATCTATGGGCCCCGCTCACCAACGCCATACTGGCATTGTACGGCCAGCATCAGCAACGTCTGGAAGCCGCGCTAAAAAAGCCCGAGCCTGGTTAGAGTCCGGCAATCTGCCGGTACAGCAAGGCCCTGCGCCGTCCGACTTCGGCCTTGCTATCCAGGTGTGGAATTTACTGGGCGGCGAGATCGATTGGGCGGGGCTGCCGGTAGTGGCCGAGCTTTTCGGAATTACCGATATTGAGCTGCTGATCAAACAGTTGGCATTAATCAGAGATTTTCATCATGGCTGACGAAACCAGTATTCGTATTCGGGGTGTCGCCGAAATCCAGCGGGCGCTATTCCAGTTTAATTCCCGTCTGGCCGAGCGCGTCACTCGGCTGGCGATGCGCAAAGGGGCGAATTATATGCTGAAAGAAGTCCGCGCCGCTGCACCCAAAAAAACAGGGCGGCTTAAAAAGACCATCAAGGTTAAAAACTCACGGATCAACACGGTCCGCAAAAACGGGAAAGTGGGTGTTTATATTACCGTCAATCCAGGCAAAAGCAGGCGGGACACGAAAGGGGCCTGGTACGGTAAATTTGTCGAGACCGGCTACCAGCGCGGAAATACCACGGTTGCCGGCAAGCATTTTGTTGTTGCAACCTTTAATGCCACTGCGCCAACGGCACTGGCGATCATGGTTAATGCTTCCGAGGTGGCGATGCGGCACTTGGCTCGGGAATTAAACTTACGGATTACGGGATAATTATCATGGCATTAGGCGTAACAATCGACTTTAACGCAAATCTGGGCAATATTACCGGTCAGGTTGACCGGATGAACTCCCAGCTGAACCGGTTCCAGGTGCAGGCCGAAACCATGTCCAGCCGGGTTAGCAAGGCTTTTGGTGCGTTGGGTGTCGGGCTGTCGATAGCGGGTATCGGTGCGTTCGTGAAATCGGGCATCGATGCAGCTGACGCGCTGAGCAAAATGGCAAGCAAAACCGGCATCGCAGTCGAGGAGCTGGCCGGGCTTAAACTGGCGGCCGATTTGTCCGATACCAGCCTGGAAACACTGGGTAAGGCAGTCAACAAGTTGTCGGTGTACATGACGACCTATGCCTCTGATGCCAAGGGTCTGGGCATTACGTCAAAGGACAACAGCGAGGCCTTTGCTCAGTTGGCCGATGTGCTGACCGGTATCGATGACGCGCAAACTCGTGCGGCTCTAGGTACAAAAATTCTGGGCAGATCATGGCAGGATTTAGCTCCGCTATTGTTGCAGGGCGGTGAGGCGATACGCGAGCAAGTTAAGCAGGGCAAGGAGCTGAATCCGGTTACCACCGAAATGGCCTTACAAGCCGCGGCTTTTAATGACAGCTTAACCATCCAGGAGGCGCGCTTAAAAGGTGTCGCCACACAAATGGCCGGGCCTTTTGTCGATGCCGAGGCCAAGTTGCTGGAATATCTGATCGATACTAATACGGAGCTGGGTAGTTCCGGCGATAGTTTCAGCGTATATCGTACCGCGATTAATGAGACGGTTATTGTCATCGCGACGCTGAATAATTTATTAGACCGTGCAGGCAAAGGCGCAGGCCGTTTGGCCGCCGAAGTCGTTGCGCTTGCTCACCTGGATTTTAAGGGCTATGCCGTTATCGAGGAGGCGTTTAAAGAGGATATTACTAACGCGCAAACTCGCTATGAAAAATTTGTCAGTGACATCAGGAACCCGAGTAAAGGCCCGATTATCCCGGCAATAAAACCACCGCAAACCGATGCGGCCGCCGTAGCCACTGCGCTGGGCGTTACTGGTACCAGTAGTGCCGGTAAAACCGATTCGGCCACGAAAAAACGGATTGCCTCGGCGGCCAGTGTCGACAAGTTGAAAGCCTCCGCCGACGGCATGATTGCCAATCTGCAACGCGAATTGGCGTTGAGAAACGACGCCGGTGAAGCTGCCCGAGTGCAGTACGATATTGTCAGCGGCTCGTTGAAGGGCATTAGTGCCGGCCAGGCTAAAAAGCTGACCGACCTGGCCGCCGAAAAGGACGCGGTAGTCTCGCTGTCGGCAGTCAGAAGTAAACTGGTTGAGGTGGAAGCCACCCGGCTTGAGAATAGCGGGCACGCAGATGAAGCGGCCCAGTTGCGCATCAATAACAACTATCTTGATGAAGAGCTGAAATTAAAAACCGCATTGCGGAATTTACAGGAAGCCACCCAAAGCAAGGCCATTCAGCGCGAAACCGTACTGACCTAATCGGCGCTGGGCAACCTGAAGACAGCAAAACAAATGGAGTTGTCGCGCAGTCGCCTGAACAGTTTGACCGAGCAATCCGCCGCGCTGCTGTTCGATTTGCAGGACAGTGAGCAGCGCATCGCAATCTCCCGGAATATCGGTTTTTTGTCCGAACAGCAGGCGATGGAGAAGATCATCGATGCCAGAAAAGACTATATCGCCCAACAGGAAGAAATCATCAGGCTGAAAATAATCACCCTGAGCAAGAGCGGTAGTCCGCAAGAGCTTCAGTCGCTGAACCGGGACAAACAAGCGCTCGATAACATCAAATACGGCGAGGTGGGTTTTAACCAGCAATTTAACCAAGATTCGTCTTTGGCCGAATTCGATAAAAATCGCGCTCAAATCGGCTTGTCGAAAGACCAGGGGCTGGACAAGGCCGACGCCAATTACCAGGCCAACATGCAGGCCGGTAATCTGGATGCGTTTAAACAATATTCCGCCGACAAGGCCAAGGTTGAGGGCGACGCCTACAAAGCGTCTTTTATCAACGCCACCGGTTATTACAGCGGCATCGCCGCCACCGCTGCCGACACCTTTATGGGCGTGACCAAAGCGGCGGTCAAGATGTACGGCGAGCAGAGCAAACAGGCAAAAATTGCCTTTGCGCTGTACAAGGCCACCGCGATCGCGCAAGCCATTATCGCGACCGCGCAGGCGGTCACCGTGCAACTGGGCGCCGGGCCGTGGATCGGCTTTGTGCTGGCCGGTCTTGCTGGTGCGATGGGTGCGGTGCAGATCGCACAGATTGCCTCCCAGCAGATGCCCGCCGCTCATGGCGGTCTGGACTACGTGCCCAAGGAGCAAACCTTTTTGCTTGATAAAGGCGAGCGGGTGATCTCGCCCCGGCAAAACAAGGATTTAACCGGATTTTTGCAGCAAACAGGCCAAAACAACAGCGGACCGGCCGTTAATATTACCGTCAACGTGCAGGGCACCAATGCCCCGGACGTCCGCCGCGCCGCCGGACAGGGCGCGCGTGAAGCCTTATCGGTCATGAATGGAGCCCGCCGTTATGCCTGAGTTTCTGGAAGACCGCCTGCCTGTCGGCGTGCGCGCCGGGGCCAGCTATGCCGACGAATACGCAGTAGAGATCAGCACCACGGCCGGCCGGTCCGAATCTCGCCGCCTGGTCAATCCGTATCCGTTGCGGATCTACAGCGTGTTTTATACCCAGCATACGGCGGATTTGTGGGATGATATTCTGTCTTTGTACCACCGGGCCTACGGCATGTTCGCCGGATTCCGGGTCAAGGCGCTGGACGACTACACCACTAACAACCGAACTTTAGCGCCGACCGCGTTCGACCAGGTATTGGCGTTGGTTTCGACCGGCATCTATCAATTGCAGGTAGCCTACGGCGGCAGCGGCCCGCTGCTGAGTATCGGCAAACCGTACCGGACCATTTTCAAACCGGTCGGCAGTACCGTATCGGTTGCGATTGGATCTGTATCCGTGCCGTGGAACGTTATGTGGACAGTTGAATCGACCACCGGCAAGATCACCTTTGCGGCCAACAAAACCAAGGCGGTCGTCGGCATTACTAAGGCGGCCAGCGCGGTGGTCGATTTCGGCGCTACTCACACTTATGCAGTTGGCGAATCGGTGCATTTTACTGGCGTGCTGGGCATGACCCAGATCAACGGTTTGCGCGGCCTGATCACGGCCATCGCCACCAACACCATCACCGTGGCGATCAACAGCACGAGTTTCTCGACTTATAGCAGCGCCGGCACTGTCAACACCCGTCCGCAAACCGGCGAAGTGGTTTCAGGCGGCTGCGAATACGATATCCCTTGTCGCTTCAACAGCCGCATCGATGTCGCCTCATTGGCTCCCGGAGTGCGCGAGTCCAGTCATATTGAAATCATCGAACTTCTCAACCCTTAAATTGTCCACGAAAAGCACGAAAGGCACGAAAATATGATCTTATCAGAACGCCTAAAAGCACTGGCTCTGGATATGGCAGAAATCGCCGGGTACATGGCAAGCGACTATCCGCAACGCAGCAAAGAACTATCCGGTGCGGCGGTGTTGGCGCTGGAATGGTCGGAAGGTGTTAAAGAAGATGGCAACTAATAAATATCTTTGCTTTTCTTTCGTGCTTTTCGTGTTTTTCGTGGATAAAAAATAAATGAAACCCGCAACAGCTAATTTAAAATATCGGATCCATTGTTTGCGGATCATCCCGCTATGGGGTAATCCTATTTACCTAACCGAGCATGTGCGCGACTTGACCATGGGCGGTCAGACCTACAAAACCGATAGCGGCTACGAGTTCACCGGCCAGGCTGCCGAGGCCAAGATGTCGCCGGGCGTGATCGATCTGACCGGCATCGCCAACAGTGCGGGTATCGGCTACGACCAGATTGTATCCGGCGTATTCGATAACGCCCGCGTCTATCTGTTTGCGACCACCTGGAATAATCCTATTGTTGATGAAGAACCGCTGGGCGTGGCGTTCATGGGCAAGATCACCCAAAAAGACAATCGCTACAGCGCCGAGCTGATGATGATGATCGATGTGTTAAATCAATCGGTCGGCAAAACCTACACAGCGGCCTGCCCCAAAAAGTTTGGCGGCCAGGAATATGCCGGTTGCAAAGTAGCGATCGGACCTATCACTGTGACCGGCACCATTACCGCGGTAACCAGCAATTCAGTATTCAGGGATAGCGCCAGAACCGAGGTCGCCGACTATTTCGGCGAGGGAACTATCGCCTTTACCACCGGGGCCAATGCGGGACTGAAACCGGAGGAAATCAGCGTTCATGCGGCAGACGGCACCATCACCACCCACGAGGCGTTTCATTATCCTGTTGTTGTCGGCGATGCCTACACACTGATCCCCGGCTGTCGGAAACGTCTGGCAGACTGTCGGGATAAATGGAGCAATACCGTCAACTTTGGCGGTTTCAGTTTTGTTCCGACCGAATCGCAATATATGAAACGGGGGCTGAAATGACAGCCGATGACATCCTCGCCGCCGCGCGCTCCCAGCTGGGCGTTAAATTCCGGCACCAGGCGCGCGTTGCCGACCAGTTCCTGGATTGCGCCGGGCTGGTCGCCTATGTCGCCACGCAATTAAATGTTGAATTTAACGAATGGCCCGGTTACGGAAGATCGCCATCACAAGGTTTATTGCAGTCGGTCCTGGATAATCAGCCGTGCCTGGATAAAGTCAGCGACCGGCAACCCGGCGATGTCCTGCTGATGCGCTTTGGCCGCGAGCCCCAGCATCTGGCCATTTGTGCAGGCGCTACCATGATCCACAGTTATGAGGCCGTCGGCCAGGTCTGCGAGCATGACCTTGATGCGCTGTGGATTTCCAGAATCACCGCTGTTTACCGGTTTACATTATGAGTACGACCCAAAAAGTAGCGATGCTGATTTTCGGCCCGCTGGAAGGTTACCTGCTTGGCGGCCTGTTCGACTCGAAAGAGCAGCAACCGAAACCCTCCGGGCTGGATTTAACGGTACAAACCTCGACCTATGGCGCCTTTATTCCGCGTGCTTATAATAAGATCGCGCTGAAAGGCAATATTTTTTGGGTAGAAAACGGCTCGATCAAGGAAATTGCGCGTATTGAAGACCAGGGCGGCAAGGGCGGCCCCAGCCAGGACAGCCCAACGACCTATACTTATTACGGCACCTTTGCGGTCGGCTTGGTCGATTGCAGCGGCGGCGATCCGATTATCGGTGTGGAACGGATCTGGATCGGATCAACCTTGTTTTATAACGCGGGCAGTACCGATCACGACACCCTGATTGCCAGTAATACCGCCGCTCGCGGGTTTAAAGTTTATCTGGGCAGCGACAGCCAAAGCGCCGACCCGCGAATGCAGGCCACGCTTGGCGTCAATAACGTCCCCGGTCATCGCGGCCTGGCCTACATCGTTTTTTATGATTTGCCGCTGGCCGACTACGGCAATTCGCTGGCCTCGGCACAGATTAAAGTGGAGGTGGTGTGCGCGGGGGCGGTGAATTATATTCTGGAGTTGGAGTCGAGTATTGCCGTTGCCTCAACAGACAATGTTTTTCATTCAAATGATCGCAATTATCTGTACACATTAGGATCAAGCTATCCTGTTTTTTCTATTTTTGACATATCAACCCCGGCAACGCCTGTTTTTGTCAATTCGGTAACACTAAGCTCGGTTGTGCTCGGCGGGTCGGTAACCTGGACGCTGATGGCAGTTGATGGCGATTACGCATACATTCTCGGCAATGGCGCCGGTGATTTCACGGCAGTCAATGTTTATTACATCCTGGGTACAGTCGGCCCTGTTTTTAAAGGCTCGGTTTTAATCTATTTAAACGCCAAGGCGATTGCCGCCAGGAATAGTTATGTGATGGCGGCGAGTTCTTACGCCGGTTATATAAAAATGATCGATGCAACAATTCCGACAGCGCCGGTTGTTGTTTCGACATTGTCCGGAATGTCAGACATTGTTGCGATTACGATGGACGACTATTATGCGTATGCGCTGAGTGCAGGTAGCGGTATTTATGTTATTGATATTCGTAATCCGGCGTCTATTTCGGTTGTCGCGTCAATTACCGGCATCTCCGGCGCGTCTTATATGGTGGTTAACGGCAACTATTTATACATAAATAGTATTTTAGGCGGCTCGTTTGCCATTGTTGATATTAGTAATCCGCTGGCCCCGGCAACTGTTTTTTCATCCGCCTCGTTCTCTGGTGGACCTATTGATATTGATATTGGCTATTTATATCTAGGCAGGTCTCGGGATAGTAGTGATTTTCATGTTTATGATCTGTCAGATCCGATATTACCTGTATCAATCGGTTATATCACCTCAACATCAGGCGGCTCGGCGGGTTTTAGAGGTCTGACCGCTTACGGTAATTATATCTATACTTATAATAGTGCTAACGGACATTTAGAAACTTTCTTTTTTGTCGAGGGGCAAATAACAGACACACCGATACCGTTGTCCGCCATTGTTCAAGCGGAGGTATTAACCAGCAAATTATTAACGGCTGCTGATATTGATGTTACAGCGCTGACCAGCTCGGTGCGCGGCTATCGTATTAATGCGGTCGGCTCTATCCGCGGCGGCATCGAGCCCCTGCAAAGCGCCTGGCCGTTTGACGTGATTCAGCGCGGTTATCAAATCAAATTCGTGCCGCGCGGTGGGTCATCGGTAGTCACGATCCCCGCCGGTCTGTTGGATGCGCGGGCTGCTGGAAATAAACCCGGCGTACAGATCACCAACAGCCGCGAAATGGACAGCATTCTACCGCAAAAAGTGTCGCTGAAATATTTCGACGCTGAGCGTGAGTACGACCAGGGCGAACAATACGCCGAACGCATCAACACCGACTCGGTTAATTTGTTATCGCTGGACATGGCGATTGTTTTCAACGCCACCGAAGCGGCCGGAAAGACACAAGTATTACTCTATTTATATTGGATGGAGCGCTACGACATTTCATTCAGCCTGCCGCCGGACTACGGCTATCTGGAGCCGTCCGACGTGATCACCATCACCTCGGATGACGCAACTTATGTCCTGCGCTTGACCAGCATCAACTATAACTCGGACGGACGGCTGGAATGCCGGGCGAAATATAACGACGCGGCAATCTATACGCCCACGGCCATCGGCGAAAGCGGGCAGTTAACCGGTTTAACGTTAACTCTGCCCGGAGACACGCTGTATCAACTGCTCGATATTCCGCTGATCCAGGATGTTTACGACAAGGCGGGTTTTCCGGTAGCGATGACGGGTTATTTAGCCAACTGGCCGGGCTGCCTGCTGTTTCGCACCGTCGATGCGGGTCAAAACTGGGACGATGTGCAAGGTTTTACCCCGCCCGGCTCGGTCATGGGTCTGACCTTGAGCGCATTGAGCGCGCACGGCGGCACTGTCTTGGATAAAGCCGGCGTGTTGACGGTACGTATGCGGCAAAGCACCTTGTCCAGCGTCACTGAAGCGCAAATGTTCGCCGGGGCAAACTGGTTTGCCTATGGTGCTGACCAGCGCTGGGAAATCATCGCGGTGCAAAATTGCGTACTGCAAGCCGATGGCAGTTATGTGTTAACCGATTTCCTGCGCGGTCAATTCGGCAGCGAATGGGCGACCGGTCTGCATGTCGTCGGCGACAGTTTTGTGCATTTGAGCAGTTCCGAGTTGGCATTTGTCAGCATGAATTTGTCCTCGATTGGCGTCGAGGGTCAGTATCGCGGCATCACCTCCGGCGCATTGATCGACAGCGATACCGATAGGTCGTTTAGCTATCGCGGAGTAAATCTTGAATGTTTGTCGCCGTGCCAGTTGACCGGGAGCCGTCACCCGTCAACGAACGACTGGACGTTGACCTGGACACGCCGAACGCGTTTTGCCGGTTGGCGTGATGGGGTTGATGCGGTGCTCGGCGAGACTTCCGAATCTTACGAAATCGATATTTTTGCAGACGGTACTTATGCCACAGTCAAACGCACCCTAACCGCTACCAGTCAAACAGCTCCCTACACCAGCGCCCAACAGGTCACCGATTTTGGCAGTAATCAAGCCACGCTGTATTTAAAAGTGTATCAGCTATCGGCGAATGTCGGCCGGGGCTATCCATTAATTGCAACATTAACGCGGTAATCGTATGTCAGACTCAACCAGTTTATTAACACAACTTACCACCGCGCAGGCCGGAAAGGAGGCCACGGTCAACGAATTGTTTAATTCAATTGCGGTGATGGCGTTCGGCGGTCGTCGTCAATCCTCATCAGGTTTGAGCTGGGATTACTTCGGTGCACGGATTTTAGTGGACGGGGTCTCAACGGCTATTGCAAACGGGTCGGTGACATTAACGGCATCGACAACAAATTATGTCGAATCGACTCGCGCCGGCGTAGTCTCAAAAAATACCAGCGCTTTTACGCCGGGATCAATCGCGCTATATAAAGTGGTGACCGGTACGGCAACGGTCACCAGTTATCAGGATCATCGCCCCTGGGTAAAACTGGCAACCGGAAAACTCGCTCGGTCGATTGCAACCGATGTCAACATCACGCTGACTCATGCCGAGCCATTAAACGACGTACTGGAATTCACCAGCGGCGTGAGTTTGACCGCCACGCGCGATGTGGTAGTGCCGTTGATGGTTAAACAATGGGTGGTATTTAATAATACAACTGGGGCACAAAGTTTACGCCTTATTGGTGCCTCGGGAACAGGCGCAACCATTGCAAATGGCACCTGGGCGCTGGTTTGTTGCAATGGAGTAAATGTTTCGCTCATTGCCTCGGCGGGTGGGGCGTTGTCCACCGAACTGACCGGATTTTCAGCCGGTGCAGGCAGCGTTAGCAGTGCCGATACCATCTTGCAGGCATTTAATAAGATCGTCGGCAATATTGCCGCACTATCCACGGTGTATGCGCCATTAGCACAACCCTACGATACTGGATCGTTTTACCCAGGAACACCGGCGGCATCCGTGGCAACCTATTTTCATGTATTTAATCGAACAGTCACCTTTTTGGCAGCCTTAGCGGGGTCAAATGGCGCAGCCCTAACGGCGGCAACCGCGCAGACCGATTTTGATATTCTGAAAAACGGGGTCAGTTTCGGCACTATGCGGTTTGCAGCGGCAGCGACAACGGCGACATTTATTGCCGCGTCCAGTTCGTCGTTTGCTGCCGGTGACACATTAAAAGTGGTTGCTCCTGCCACGCCGGACGCGACTTTGTCGAACATAACATTTTTATTAGCAGGTATACGATAATGGCCGATGCCAATTATGCAGATGTCAGTCTCTTATTGCCTTTTGATGGGGATAATAACTCGACGGCATTTTATGACTATAGCACAAATAATTTTGCCGTAACGACGGTAGGTGGGGCAAAGCAGGACACTTCGACAGCAAAGTACGGACAATCTTCCGGTAATTTCTTAACCACAGGCTCAGAGCTAACTTTACCGGATAACAGTAAATTCACATTCGGTACAGGTGCATTTACAGTCGAGGGGTGGTTTAAGCCAACAGCGGAATTGGGTGGCGGACTGGGCTTGTTTTATCTACACGGCACCGTCAATGGAGCCAATGCGATACAGCTAGGCGTAACTGACGGTAAGGCCGTTTTTGGCGCACCTGCATCATCAGCACTTACGTACACTGGAACTATATCAACTAGCGCATTTACTCATATAGCGTTTGTTTATGACGGCACAGACAGGTTTATTTTTATTGATGGTGTACAAGTAGCGACATCGACTACAGCTATTACCCTATCGCAAAACGACATTACCCATGTTGGTAGTATAGTCCCCTCTAACAGTACTTATCGGTTTAATGGCTACATAGACGATCTGCGCGTCACAAAAGGCGTAGCTCGATATTCTACGACATTTACTCCAGCAGTAAATTACACCCCCTCTTTTTCGGGCAATATCACGGAGTCACTTGATATTACGGACTGGCGTGTAACCGCTACTAGATGCAGTGATGCGACATTGATGGATACTGCAATAACTACTGTAAGCAGTTATGCGTTAAGCGCAACGTATAATACGCCATGCGTCTTAACTATTTCTGCCAATTTTGACTATCATTGGTCTAAGAGCAAGGTCGCGGTTTTAGATGATTTGGTAATTCCGTCGAACCCACAAACAACACCACATCTGTTCAAGGTTACTACAGCGGGGGATTTCGATGCAACTACAGAAGCAACGTGGAATCTATCGGGAACGACTACACAAGGTACAGCAGTATTAACTTATGTCGGGCCTTTGCCTGATAGACCTCTTTCACTCGGCCCTGTAATACCAAGCTAATGACTTTCGTTACAGGTACCGATTTTACCTTTGGCACTCAGACCGGGTTTGTTACCGGCACTGATTTTAGTTTTTTTCCTAGTGATGTAACGATAGCAGGTGACGCGAATTCAGTTTCTACCGCAACATTAACGCTAGATGGCTCGGGTGTGTCCATTCCAATCCCCATATTATTTGTCCAAACATAGGCGCACTCATGTCATCAAAAACAGATTACTTTGAAAATAAACTGATTGATTTTTTATTCAGGAATCAAACCTTAACCATCGGCTCTGCGGTTGCCACGTGGTCTACCGCGCCGGTTTTTTATATAGGGCTGCTTAAAGTGGCGCCCACGGATTCGACCGCCGGCACCGAACATACCGGCGGATCGTATGCCAGGCAACCTATCACCGCGTCACTGACGGCAATGGCTGGAACACAGTCAGCTGGTAGCACCACGGCCAGTTCCGGGACTAATGGGACGACGAGCAATAATGCCAGCATTGTATTTTCAGATATGCCAGACACCAGTATTTCTGGCACAAATGGATCGGTTGCCTTCGGTATTTATGACGCGGTGACCGGCGGTAATTTGCTGGAATGGGCCCTGCTGACATCGCAACCAATTTTAGCAGCAACCGGCGCAACGTTAACTTTCGCCGCAGGAAATCTGACCATTCAGGAAGATAATTAA